GGAGGTGATAATACTCCTATATACCATGTAGACATGGAAGACGGTGTTTTAGGTAAAGCTAACAACAACGGCACTATAATCATTAATAAAGATATAAATGACGTCAAACAAATTGATGATGTTATAAAGCACGAAAAAGTACATATAGATCAAATGAAAAGAGGTGATCTTAATTATGATGATAAATATGTGTATTGGAAAGGTAAAAAGTATTCAAGGGCGCAAATGAAAGAAGGTGCTAAAAACCTTCCTTGGGAAAAAGAAGCATATAAAAACGCATAACTAAAAATAATTATTATGGGAACATTCATGTCAAAACACTCTAAAAACTTATTAAAGTACAACCCTGTAGACGATAAAGCTAGTGCTTTAAAAATGAAAGGGGATTTAGATAAAGATGGTAAGCTTAGCGGGTACGAAGCTAAAAGACAGGCTGCGATAGATAAAAATTCATAAATGTGGAAGTTACTACTAGGCCTTTTAAAAGGAGGTGACGGTAGAAAGTCTGTCGCTGGAGGTTTAGCTTGGGAAATAAGAGAAGCTATAAAAGGCAAAGAACTTGACCCTGAAAAATTAATAGAGTTACAGACTAAAATAAATATGGTTGAAGCTTCGCATAGAACTTTGTTTGTTGCTGGCTGGAGACCTTTTATAGGATGGATATGCGGAGTTGCATTAGCTTATAATTTTGTTATACGTGATTTATTTATTTGGATAACAAAAACAACAGATGCACCACCACCATTACAAATGGAGCACTTAATGACAGTACTGCTAGGAATGCTCGGGCTTGGCGGACTAAGAACATACGAGAAAATAAAAGATAAAATAAAATAATTAAATTTAATCAAATGAAAAAAGTAGAAGAAACAAAAAAGATTACTGACGAGCAGTTGGAAACAATTAAAGAACATCAACAAAAGCTAACCAAAACAGTAACTAATATTGGGTTTTTAGAAACTCAAAAGCACGGTTTACTTCATGAGTATGCTGGAATTGTTGATGATGTTGAAAAATACAAGCAAAAGCTTGAAGAAGAGTACGGTGCCATTAATATTAATATTGAGGACGGAACCTACACTATTATTGAAAAAGATTAATCGTGGACAGTGTTATAAGAAAAATAAGCATTGGATCAGATTATAAAAACGATGCAATGCACTATGCTATAGGCCAGCAGGTTTATGGAGGTCACACCATATGTGATATAATATTTGAAACCCAAGAGCAGTCTTATAATATTCACATAAAGAAAGACAACGAAGTTTTGCCATGGAAAAAGTTTAATAAAAATATGGCAATCTCAGTTGAATATGATTTAGAATACTAATGAATAGCGTCCATCAGTTTATAATAAAACCTATTGGACAAAGATATAATAACGAATTAACTATAGGTGATAAAAAGCTTATAGTTAATTCTAGTATATCTAGTCATAAGTTTGTAAATAGAGAAGCCGAGGTTATTGCAGTTCCTTTAGCTTTTAAAACCAGTGTTAAAAAAGGAGACACTGTTTTAGTACACCATAATTTATTTAGAAGATATTACAATTTAAAAGGTAAATCTGTAAATAGTTCTAAGTTTTTTAAAGACGATATGTATTTTGCGTCATTAGACCAGGTATATATGTTTAAAAAAAATAACAAGTGGAACACAATAGGTGATTATTGCTTTATTAAGCCCGTAGTTAATACGGACCAATCTAACTTAGTTAAATTAAAAAAGAATATTGGTATAGTCAAATATACCAATAGTTCATTAGAAGCGCTTAAAATAAGCCAGGGAGATACGGTAGCTTTTAAAAGTAATAGAGAATTTGAGTTTATAGTAGATAACGAAGTTCTTTACTGTATGAAATCTAATGATATTTTAATTAAGTATGAAAATAAAGGAAACGAAACTGAATATAATCCAAGCTGGGCAAAAAGCAGTTGAAGAATTAATAAAGGTAGCAAAAGAAAAGATCGTTGACTCAGAAGATGACATCTCGGCTGACAGACTTAAAAACGCTGCCGCTACTAAAAAGCTAGCTATATTTGATGCTTTTGAAATATTAGCTAGAATACAAGAAGAACAAAATTTATTGGACGATAAGCCAATTAATAAAAAGGTAGAATCTTTTAAAGGTTTTGCTGAAGGAAGATCTAAATAATGTATAAACAAAGTTTAGTTCAAGTATTAAAAGACTATATAAAGCCTAGTGTTGTAAAAAAGAACAACAGGTATAAGAAATGGAAATACGGTTATGATAAAGATCATGATGTTGTTGTTATAAGCAAAACCGGTGAAATAGGTGAAATATACGAAATACAAAATTTAAAAATAGCATTGCCAACCGCTAATAATGTATTTGAAAGTTCTTCTAAAAAAGAAAATCAAAGATGGCAACAATTAGAATATCCAATTGAATTAAAAAAAATAAAAACAGTATATGAGTGGAATCAGCAACCAGAGTCTTTTAAAGAAAAGTGGTACGATTATATCAACAATGAATTCATTAAAAGAGACGAAGGTTATTGGTACTATAATAAAGGTGTGCCTACTTACATTACTGGTGCTCACTACATGTACTTGCAGTGGACTAAAATTGACGTTGGGTCAGCAGAATTTAGGGAGTCGAACAGATTATTCTTTATATTCTGGGAGGCATGTAAGGCCGATAGTAGATCCTACGGGATGTGTTATCTTAAAAACAGACGGTCTGGTTTCTCGTTCATGGCTTCTGCCGACACAGTTAACCAGGCAACAATTTCAAGAGATTCTAGGTATGGAATACTCTCTAAATCGGGAGCTGATGCTAAGAAGATGTTCACTGATAAGGTTGTACCCATATCGATCAACTATCCATTCTTTTTCAAGCCAATACAGGACGGTATGGAGAGACCCAAAACTGAATTATCGTATAAGGTCCCGTCGAGACGCCTTACAAGGAACTCCGTCAAGGATACGTCGACAGAGGAGACCGATGGACTCGATACGACGATCGACTGGAAGAACACCGGAGACAACTCGTACGATGGAGAGAAGCTCAAGCTACTCGTCCACGATGAATCGGGGAAATGGGAGAGGCCGGACAACATCCTCAACAACTGGAGGGTCACGAAAACAACTTTAAGGCTAGGTAGAAGAATAGTTGGGAAGTGTATGATGGGCTCAACTTCAAACGCATTAGACAAAGGTGGATCAAATTTTAAAAAATTATACGAAGCTTCAGACGTCACTCAAAGAAACCATTGATTCTTATGGATTTCCTGTATTCGACACTCCAAAGAAACCGGTTAAAGGCGTTGACGGAGAAGAAATAGATATAGGGGTTATATCACATTGGGAAAATGAAGTTGAAGGCTTACAAAATGACCAAGACAGTTTAAACGAATATTATAGACAATTTCCAAGAACAGAAAAGCACGCGTTTAGAGACGAAACAAAACAATCTTTATTTAATCTAGCTAAAATATACGAGCAAATTGATTATAATGAAGATTTACGCAATACAAACGTTGTAACTCAAGGTAGCTTTCAATGGGAAGGTGGGATTAAAGATACTAGAGTATTGTTTGTACCAAATAAAAACGGACGATTTTTAATTAGTTGGGTGCCTCCGGCTAATTTACAAAATAAATATTTAATAAAAAACGGTGTTAAATATCCTGGAAATGAACATTGTGGCGCTTTTGGGTGCGATAGTTATGATATATCGGGAACCGTGGACGGTAGAGGGTCTAAGGGAGCTTTGCACGGTTTAACAAAGTTTTCGATGGAAGATGTTCCACCTAATTTATTTTTTTTAGAATATATAGCTAGACCGCAAACAGCTGAAATATTTTTTGAAGACGTATTAATGTCTTTAGTCTTTTACGGTATGCCGTTATTAGCTGAAAATAACAAACCAAGACTTTTATATTATTTAAAAAGAAGAGGATATAGAGGTTACTCTATGAATAGACCAGATAAAGTTTTACATAAGTTATCTGTTACAGAAAGAGAAATAGGTGGTATACCTAACTCTAGTGAAGATATAAAGCAAGCGCATGCAGCTGCTATTGAAGATTATATAGAAAACCATATAGGGTTATTAGAAGATGGATATGGAAATATGTATTTTCAAAGAACTTTAGAAGACTGGGAAAAATTTAATATAAACAACAGAACAAAACATGATGCCTCTATTAGCTCAGGTTTAGCTATAATGGCTTGTAATAAAAATAGATATACTCCTGTAGCGAAAAGGACAGTATCACAAGTTACTTTAGGTTTTAAAAAATACAATAATACAGGAGTAAATTCAAAAATAATATAAATAAATGATCTATACTACTAACAATAGCATCTTTCCAGATCAGGTGGTACCTGAAGAAGAAAAGAAATCATTTGAGTATGG